TTAGGATTTTCTTTGGGGAATACCATAAAATATATCTCAAGAGCTGGTAAAAAGAATCAAACTAAAGAATTAGAGGATTTAAAAAAAGCCTTATGGTATTTAAATCACCATATTAAAACATTAGAAAGTAAATTGAAAGAAAATTAGTGATATTTATTATTAAAGTAATTTTTAATGTCAACTTTATTATTAGAAAACAAATATCTCATAACTGAATCTGGTATCAGAGATATAAACAAATTAGCACAACGTTATGATAACGCTAAAATATACTTCCACCAAGACTTAGATGGTGTAACCACCGCTATTGCAATGAAAAACTACCTTGAACAAAATGGTATCAAAGTTGTTGAAACAGAAGTTATACAGTATGGTGATAAAGAATTTAGTATTAAAAAACCAATGGCAAGAGGTGATATAATGCCGGTTTTGGTTGACTTTGCACACGGTAAACCAATGTTTGTTATTCATACTGATCATCACGATAAACAGGTTGGTGCTGAAAAAGGAGCGTCAACATCTTTTAGACAATCACGTTCAAACGTTGAAACTATTTCACAAATAGTTTCCCCAAAAGAAATATTCCCATACTTAGATGTTTTAATGATTTCTACTGTTGATAGTGCGGATTATGCTAAAATGGGTATTACCCCTGAACAAGTTATGAACTATGTGTTTGTTTTGGATAAGGAAAAAAGTCTTGAAAAGAATAAAAAGATGATGGCCCTTGTAACTAACAAATTATTGTTAGCTTATAAAAACAAACCTAAATTTTTAGAAAGGCTGGTTATGGAATCTTCCGCATCCCTTTTAAGTATATATCAAAATATAGTTAGATTAGCAAAAGAAGAAGGTTATACTTCACCTGAAGTAATGACACAACACGCTAAGGAATACGCTGAATCAATGAAGACTAGTAAAAATGTATCATATGACCCTACAACTGGTATTATTTCACAGTATGGTGGTGGTTACATGGTAAAACCTGGTTCTTATGATAGATACGTACCTTTTAAAAACTTTCCTGAGGCTAATTTCTTAATTATAGCATGGCCTTTAGGTTTACTACAAGCTAGTTGTAACCCATTTAAGGCTGAAAGAAGTCTTAAAGGTGTTAATTTGGGTGAAATAGCTCAAGAAGTTTTAGTCAAATTTAAACCACAATTAGAACAGTTTGAAATTACTGTTGATACAATCAAATATTTTGCTGAAAAACACAAAGATTTTAGTCAAGAATCAGTTGGTTTTACCTATAATGACCTTATGGCAATTTATGGTCAGACAGAAGGTGGTATCACTGGTTTAAATACGGTACCCGAAGGTGCTAAAGAAGGTTACACGGTTGAAAGGTGGAGGGAAGCTATTAAAAAAGTTATGGATAAACCTTATACAAGTTTGGGTGAGAAAGAAATTAAAGCCTTAAAAATGTTAAAAGTTTCGGGGTGGGATATCATTCAAGCTAATAGTGGTGGTCACAAGTGTATAACCAATATTTCAGGTCTTATGTATTTTGGAAAACAAGGTGTACCTTATCTTAAAGAATTTCAAGCTGAGTTTGAAAAAGAACTTAGAACAAAAATATTAACAAACAATCAAACAAAATAAAAAAGGGGTTTTTAACCCCTTTTTTAATCTTTAACATATTTTTCAATATTATCAGCAATGTTTTTTAAATCGGAAAGATAATTCACGTTTCCCGGGTGTTCGGTATCAAAATAATTCATCTCTTTTAAAAACTGTAAGTAATCTTCTTCTGTTTTTATTTTACTTAAACCTATATAAGTTTGGTAAAAAGCATAATCTATGACAGCGTCCTTCCAAGTATCGTAATAAGCGTGTCCGTGTTGTGACCCATTTTGTTTATTTGGTCTTTTATTAGCCTCTTTCATACCAAAAGGGTTGTGATTATCTTTCCATATTCTAGATTTAAACCCACTTTCTTTAATTGCTTGAGCAAAAACAAGATTAGGAAACTTAATATTAATTTTTTTCAGGTATTCGTAAAAATTTTTCTTACTAAAAGAGTTATTTTCAGAATCCATGTAAAGTAAAACAACATCATTTTCCGTTATCTTTTCATTTTTACCCACTTTTACCCCTTGTTTGTAACAAATAACGCTAATTACAAAATAAAACCATATAACTGCTAATATTACAAATAAAATAGTTTTAGGATTTATTTTAACCATTTCAAGTCCTGTTTTGTCCCATCGATAAATTTTCATAATTTAATTTTTTTTAATTTAAACAAATATAATCAAAATATTAACAAAAAACCCCTCAAAAGAGGGGTTTTTTAGTATTACTTACCTTTATCTTCCTTTTTTTTAGAATTTTTAGGTTTTTTGATATCAACTTTAACATCTTCAATTTTGGTATTGTAAGAAATTGTGATTGTATCACCAATACTAAGTTCACCCTCGAGTACTTTTTCAGAAATTGGGTCTTCTACGTACTTTTGGATTGCTCTATTTAAAGGACGTGCTCCATATTTTTCGTCATAACCTTTTTCAACCAAATACTCTTTTAAAGTATCTTCAATTTTAAGGACATAACCCATTTCTTTAACACGACCAACTACTTCACTTAAAGGAATATCGACAATTCTCTTAATATTTTCTTTGTCAAGTGATTTGAAAACAATAACATCGTCGATACGATTTAAAAATTCAGGTGAAAAGGCCTTCTTTAATGAATCTTGTATCACACCTTCAGCTATTTCATCGTGAGCATTATTTTTAGATTGAGTACCAAAACCCACACCAGTTCCAAACTCTTGAAGTTTACGAGCTCCTACGTTTGAAGTCATAATGATAAGACAGTTTTTAAAATCAACTTTACGACCTAAACCATCACTTAAATGACCATCATCAAATACTTGAAGTAAAACATTAAAAACATCTGGATGTGCTTTTTCAACTTCATCTAAAAGAATTACCGAAAATGGTTTTCTTCTAATTTTTTCAGTCAACTGACCACCTTCTTCATACCCAACATAACCTGGAGGAGCCCCGATTAATTTAGATACCGTGTGTTTTTCCATATACTCAGACATGTCAACACGAATTAAAGATTCAGGAGAACCAAAAATACTTTCAGCTAACATTTTAGCTAAGTGAGTTTTACCTACACCTGTTGGACCTAGAAACATAAAAGAACCTATCGGTTTCTTTTGGTTTTTAATACCTACACGATTACGTTTAATTGCTTTAGTAATTTTATCGATAGCATTATCTTGACCAATAACTTTAGTCTTAATTTCCTTATCCATGTTACGGAGTTTTTCATTTTCACTTTGTGAAACTTTAGTAACAGGAATACCTGTAACCATAGAAACAACTTTGGCAACATCATCTTCATTAACAGTAGGTCTTACTCTATCAAGATTTTTGGCCCACTCATTAGTGGAATGTTCTAAATCATCTTGTAAATGTTTTTCTTCATCACGAAGTTTTGCTGCGTCTTCATAACGTTGTTGTTTTACAACTTCAATTTTTTGACGACCTACTTCAGTTATTTTTTCTTCAAGGTCAATAATTTCTTGTGGGGGTTTAATATGAACTTGCATTCTAGCCCCAACCTCATCTAAAATATCTATAGCTTTATCAGGTTGTTCACGGTCACTAATATAACGGTCAGCTAAATTAACACAAGCCTCAATAGCTTCAGTTGTATAATTCACCTTGTGATGGTCTTCATACTTATTCTTAATGTTGTTAAGAATTATAAGTGTTTCATCTTTAGAAGGTGGATCAACCACTACCATTTGAAAACGTCTAGCCAAAGCTCCATCTTTTTCAATATTCTCACGATATTCGTCAAGGGTTGTTGCCCCAATACATTGAACTTCTCCACGAGCCAAAGCTGGTTTTAAAATATTAGAAGCGTCTAGAGAACCTGAAGCATTACCCGCTCCAACCATTGTGTGAATTTCATCAATAAAAAGAATAACATCATCGGCTTTTTCAAGTTCTTGCATGATACCTTTCATTCTTTCTTCAAATTGACCCCGATATTTGGTTCCAGCAACTAAAGATGCTAAATCCAAACTTACAACACGTTTGTCAAAAAGAATACGAGGACATTTCCTCTCAACAATTTTAAGAGCTAACCCCTCAACGATTGCGGTTTTACCCACACCAGGTTCACCAATAAGAATTGGATTGTTCTTTTTACGTCTTGAAAGAATTTGTGACACTCTCTCAATCTCATCTTCCCTTCCAATAATTGGGTCTATCTGACCTTCAGAGGCAAGTTTTGTAATGTCTCGACCAAAATTGTCAAGTACTGGGGTTGTTGATTTACCTTGAGCAGCTTTTTTAGCTTTTTTACCCAAGTCGTCGATTTCTTCAAAGTCTCCTGTCATATTCATTATTTTTTGTTTCTTTAAATGTAATAAAGTTTCTTTAAAAGTTCTATAGGTAATACCCTGATTTCCTAAAACTTTTGTACCGTCTAACGATTTATTTTTTAAAATAGATAAAAACAAATGTTCCACACCAATAGAATCATCACGTAATTTATCAGATTCAAGTTCAGCGGAACTGATAGCGTTTTTTGATGACTCACTAAAAGGTACTATTTTTAGTTCTACAATATTAGGATTTTTTATTTTAAATCTCAAGTAACCTTCTAATTTTTCCATCAAATCGTCAACATCAGAACCCATGGCCTCTAACACCTCAATTACTTGATTATCATCAAGGTTTAAAATAGAAAGTAATAGATGTTCGGGTTTTATTTTGTTTTCACCAAATCTTACTGATTCTTTAAAAGCCTCTTTCATTATAGCTTTTAAATTAGGCGTCATTTTTTTCATTTTCCTAACTTTATTTAAATGAAATATATTTAAAAATAAGGGAAAGAAAAGTTTACAGAACAATTCCCTTTTATTGGTAAAATTATTAGTTTTAAATAAAAATTAGACATATGTTATACAAAAAACTTACACTTTGGATTAAAGACAATGGTTCTGTAATCGCTTTAGAATATCACAGGGTTATGGTGACAGTATCTGGTGATTACATGATACTTTCACTTCATAATGATGATAGTACAGAAGTTACTACTGAGGTACACCATTTAAGTACCATAAAGAATTGGAAAACTTACATTAATTAATGTTTATAGAAAGAAATGAAAAAGACGGGGTAATTTCCTGTCTTTTTAAATCATCCAATATCTTGGCATCAGATTATAATCAAGAAAAAAAAGAATTAACTATAATCTTTAACGCAGGACGTAGATATACATATTCTGATGTTAATCACAAAGATTACCATCGTTTTGAAATGGCTGAGAGTCAAGGTCAATTTTTCAATAAGTACATTAAAAAGTACCCAACAAAGAAAAATAGTGATATTAACCCAGCAGAATTGTTAAACAGAGTAACAGAAATTTTAAATGAGCAAAATAGAACAACAATACCTAAATCTTCTTAAAGATATCTTAGAAAATGGAACAAGAAAAAATGGATGAAAAATACTTAGAAGATAACATGGATATGATATTTGGTACTGAATGTATAAACGGTAGTTTTAGTGTAAATCTTCGTAAAAAATTAGAAAATAATGTAGTAGAAAAAGATGATAGAACATATTTATCTAATAAAGAAAAATATGGTAATATACAAGACTACAAATTTGGTGAATGATAAAATCTATATCGGACAAGACAAAAACAATAACCCAAATTATTTAGGTTCTGGTAAAAAATTAAAAAGAGCTATTAAAAAATACGGTAAAAATAATTTTTTAAAAGAGGTTATTGAAATTTGTGATAGTGAAGAGTTACTAAATGAAAGGGAGATTTTTTGGATATCTTATTATAAATCAACAGATAGAAAAACAGGTTATAACATAAGTGACGGTAGTAAAGAAGGTGATAGAAGATTAGGGTATAATTCTCTTATAAAAAAAGGTAGGTATAAAACTTGGTTAGAAAAATACGGTAAAGAGGAGGCTGATAGAAAACATCATGAATGGAAACAAAAAATATCCGATTATCAAAAAATAAAAATGTTAAATGGTTGGTCTCACACTGAAGAGGTTAGAAAAAAAATCTCAGAAGCACAAAAAGGTAAAATTCTTACTCAAGAAACAAGAGATAAGATGAGAAAACCAAAACCAAATGGGTTTTCAGAAACCATATCAAAAATTAAAAAAGGTGTGCCTTTAGGACCTTCAAAAAGAAGAAAACCGGTTGACCAATTTGATTTAAAATGGAATTATATTAAAACTTGGGAGAGTATAAGTAAAGTTGAACAAGAGTTGAGAATTTATAACATAAACGCGGTCTGTAAAGATAAACAAGATACTGCCGGTGGGTATAGATGGAAATATAGTATAAAAGAAAATGAATAAATTAGATTTAGATTACCAAAACCTATTAAGAGATATATTAGAGAATGGTACAAAAAAAGAAACTAGAAATGGTGGCACTATCTCAGTATTTGGAAGACAACTCCGACATGATTTTCGGGACGGATTTCCTCTACTCACCACCAAGCGAATGGCTTTTAAAGCGATTGTCACCGAGTTATTATGGTTTCTTAGAGGAGACACAAACATCAAATACTTAGTTGACAACAATTGTCATATTTGGGATGGTGATGCTTATAAGAACTTTGAAAAGAGATATTATAAAGAGATTTTTAATTATGAAACGGGTTCTCATAATAGATTAATGAGTTTAGATGAATTCATACTCAATATCAAAACAAATGATGAGTTTGCTAATAAGTGGGGTGATTTAGGTCCAATTTATGGTAAGCAATGGAGAAGTTGGGAAGGTGTAATAAAAAAACAATTAACATCTATAAGCTATGAAATGAATTGGGGTAGTCTTGACCAAATCACAAACCTAATCAATGACCTTAAAACAAATCCAGACTCAAGACGATTAATGGTTAATGCTTGGAATGTAGGTGAATTAGACCAAATGGTACTTCCACCTTGTCATTATGGATTTCAAGTTTATACAAGAGAGTTGAGTTTAGAAGAGAGAAAACAAATCTTCGATGACAGAGGCTATGTTTGTGATTTATGGCCTTTTAATGGTGATTGGCACGGTGAGTATGATGGTTTTGGAATACCTAGTAGAGCAATCTCATTAATGTGGAATCAACGTTCAGTAGATACATTCTTAGGTTTACCATTCAACATTGCTTCTTATGGATTGTTATTAGAGATAATCGCTAAAGCAGTCAACATGATTCCTGATGAATTGATTGGTAATTTAGGTGATGTACATTTATATTCAAATCATGTTGAACAAGCTAAGGAACAGATTGGTAGAGATTATTCAGTTGGAGAAAGATTAGAATTTTTATCTGAAAAAAAACCTGACTTTAATCCTGAAACCGCTTTTGGTATTACAAAACACATTGATAGTTATTGTCATTATGTTATTGACGATTACAGTATTCCTAGAAGAACAAGGGAACCTTATCCACTACCTAAACTAAATATTAATTCAGGTAACGAAAATTGGCATCTATTAGATATTGATGATATTATAAATTCTTTAGATAATGAACTAACTTTTAAATTAGAAAACTATCAATCACACCCTAAAATATCAGCACCTTTAAGTAATTAAATTATGTCAAAAAGAAGAGCAAAATACCAAAAAATAATTAAAGAATGGAATGAAGCTACACCACAAGAAATATGGGAAGGCATCAGAGACAATTTTACTTTTGGTTTCATAGGTGCAACACTTGTTGTATTTATAGCATTAAAAATAGATATAGCCGTTTTAGTTGGTTACTTATCTTATTACATGTTTATGGGTAAAATAGTAAACAGACCTAAATATGTAACTGATTTAGGACAACTTATAGTATTCCCAGTACCATCCGCTTTAGGGGCATTTACTGGTTATAAACTATCATACGCTTTAATTCAACTTTTAACTTATTAAAAATATAAAATATGGAAAATAAAAAATACGAGGCTGGTTCAGTTAATACAGCTGAAATTAAAGAAACAATAAAATCAATTGAGGTATTAACTTCTCAGTATAAAAAAAGAAGATTAAATACTGAAAACTACATTAAGTTAATACACGAAAATTTGTCTAACTTAACAAATCAAAGAAACTATAGGGAATATTTAAATAAAATCGGACAAAATTAATATGTTCATACAAATTTTACCTGACGAATTAATAGAGGAGTTCAGAGCTCCTTGGAAACAACAATTGATTAAAAATCTACACATAGATTATGCGACTAATGCGATACATGGTTGGTTTGAAGACAAAGAAGTTATTATTTTTAGATTTAAAGATTATGGTTGGGTTATGGATAATAGAAATTCTGGGTATAAAATATCAAATGGTGGTGCCGGAATTTTAATTTGTGTAAAAACTTAAATATTTATAATTATGAAAAAAATTTATTATCTAATCATATTTTTAGGGTTTTATAGTTGTACACCTAAGTACAAAGAATTATTTGACCTAAAATATAAAGAACATGAGTCTTTGAAGAAAAAATACGAAAGTTTACATTACGAGTACATAACAATAAAAGACGAAAAAGAATACTTAAGAGACCAATGTAGAGTTTTCTATATGGAAAAAGAAAACCTTAACTTTAAAATAGATTCTTTGAAAAAAGTTATATCAGGAAAATAAAAAAGATATTATTATATTTGAAAAAAATTGGTGATGCTCAAATAAGAATGATGTTACATTCTGGTTGGGGTAAGTTTTAAATTTGTTGATAAACTTTAACGTCATATATTGTTAAACAAGGTCTGTCATCAGCAGTAACTTCAGATTTTGTTTTATAAAAAAATACAGGACCTTCCGTATAGACAATATATCGAAGGTCTTTTGTTTGCTCATCATAACCTAAAAATAAAACTTTAATATCTTCATATCCGTATTTAGTTAATATTTTTTTAACCAAATACTTTAAATCAGCACCAGTACATTCTATTGATTCTAACTTAGTTGCAATATCCTCAATATTAAAGTCGTTGATACGAGTTTCAATTAATTTCTTAAGTTGATGTTCTTTTAGTATGATTTTTCTCTTCATTTTATTACAATAATCTGTTTCTTTTGATATTACGATTAACCTTACTACAAAGTGGCTGTAAATTTGTGTAATGAAATAATTGTAATAACTCATCTTTAGTCTTTACCGAAGATAAGGGTGTGATATAATCTATATCCCAACCGTAATTTAACTCACCGTTATATAAACCGTAATTATCCCAAGACATCCAATCTTCAAATTTAGATTCTAAATGTCTTTTAAAATCTTCAAATGAACAACCTAAAATTTGATTTGCTTTTACTTGTGAAGTGTATTTTTTTCTTTTAAGACTTTGTTTAACCTGATTTTTTATTTTAATGGATAATTTAAACAAGGGATTATTTTTTCTTTTTAGTTTTTGATATTCTACACTATTTTTTACTATTTTTTCTTTATTACTTGAATAATACTTTTACCAGTAATTTGAATTATTTTC